CCGATCCGCTCCTTGCCGATCGTCACCCGATAGCCGACGCCATCTTGCTCGCTATCAATCAGCCACTTGTCCAGGCCGGGGAAGTTGGCGCACAATGCCTTGATGGCCTGAGCAGGCGTATCAGCCTCGAACTGGAAGCGGCATTGCCCTAGCCGTTTGCGGAGGGCGCCGTAGACCTTAACGACTTTCATGCCGCAAGACCATGGCAGTGTTCTTAGTATAGTAGCTCCCAAGAACGTCCCTGCTACTCAGTCGTCCTTGGATGTGATGCAGGATCTGCTGGTCGTCAATGTAGATTGCCGCGTGATTTGGTAGGTTAGATCCAAGCTGCATCAGTAAGGCATCACCGTATTGCAACTCTTCAAACGGGATCTTGCGAAACCCTTCACGGTGAAAGTTATCAGCGTATAGATTCTCGCCACGTTCCCAGAACAGATCACGGCGTTCGTAATCATTGAGTTGCAGGCCAAACTCTTTGCCGTACCAATCACGGCATAACGTGTAGCAATCAACCACACCGAAGACAAACTCGCGGCCAACGTATGGCAGCTCAAAGCTATCAGGCTTGCAATCGCCCCATGCTTCTGTCTTGGGATTTACGATCACCCATGGCAAGCCTGACTTCTGACAGGCAACGCGATCCGCCTGGCTTGGAGCCGGATTGGTAGCGGGATGGCTGTGGACAACCGCTACGATTTCGCCCTGGTCTTCCACTCGCGCATAGTCTTCACCACTTAGCACAAAATGCTCATCCGGTGTCGTTGCAATGTTTTGGCAGGGGAAATAACGGCGCCGACCTTTGACCACTGCGATCAAACCGCAGCATTCGCGTGGGTCTTCAGCTTGTGCGTGCTCTAGGATTTGGGCTTCAAGCGTTTCGGTTAGCTTCATTATGATAGCCCTGCTCCAGGGTAGCTGCCGAATGGTAATGCCGTATCCGGTGTGCGGAAAGTGTATTTGGCATTTGATGCGAACGTGTAGGTTGCAGAGCTAGGTGATGCTGGCAGGAAATATAACTGCACACCAACCTGATCAAAATATAAGTCACCGTACCCATTAAGATAAATAACGCCAGAGCCTACAGATGCAATAGTTGTATCAATCCCATTACTGCCAAATACAATCATCCCAGCAGATAAACCGGTTGTGTCTATGTTAATTTGCTGCCCGGTTAGTATTGTTCTTGAGCCGTAGCCACTAGACTCGTCACCGTAAAAGTATTCCTCGGTCGTCGGGACATAAGTCCCTGCCCGAGCGATTGAATGCGGCCTGTTGCTAAGCGTTACGGTTGTGCTTGCAATACCTGTCACGGTTGTGCTGGCTGGTATGTATGTTCCAGTTACTGCTTGGCCTACGCTGATGCCGGTGTTGTTTGAAACTACTACCGTTGCGTCGCTTGTTGATACAGTACCTGTCTTTGTGCTTAGTGTTGTCATCGTTGCAGCTTGACTTAATGTCAGCGTGGTGGCATCAACGATGGCGCTGATTGTGGTTGCAGAAGGGATGCCTAAACCAGACACCGGCTGACCTACGTTAAAGTTAAAATACGATTCTATGGTCATTGATGTGCTTCCATTGGTCACAGTACCAGCAAGGGTGAATGGTGTGAAGCGTACATTGCAACTGCTCAACCTTTTGCCGCATACATCACTGGCGCTTGATGCAACCTTGTTGTCGTTGATGTCATAGTAGTCAGTTCCGTTGTAGCCGCACTCACCGCCGCGATAGGCCCACTGGCATACATTAGCAATGATCTGACGCCGTGGCAGCATCACACCAGCAAGATCAAACTTACTGGCTAGCTCAAACTCAACTGCTGCGCGGTTTTCATTTGCCTTCCGGTCCACATACCAGATCTCGTCGGGAAACTTAGCGTGCGGATCTGCCCCAGCCTCACCGTCCAGGTATTTCTTCAGTGTACGAATCCGAACAACCTTCGCCCCGCCAAGGTCATTGCCTGCGGTAATCATATTAACTTGCAGCAACAATGCAGTAATACTGCTGCCGATGTTGCTAACAGTTAGCGATGGGCGAGGCAACGTGCCGGTGCTGGAATAGTCAAAGCCAGTAGCCTCAATCGGCAGCCTTACATACGCTTGACCATTCCATGTGATGTTACCAGTTACCGCTGCATTGACGCCATTATGGAAGTAATAAATCGTGCTGCTGCCATGCAACGTACTGTCAAGATGTAACTGGAACAACTCGATGATGGCATTAGGTGCCAGCACGCTGAGGTCTTCATAGACCGCGCTGATCGCTGTCCAGGTAACGCCACCATCGACAACCGTGCCATCGATCAGCGTTGGCCATGCAGGCTGCGTGGCGCCTGATGTGCCAGCCGTCGTGCATTTAAACACCAGGCCAAAGTCCTGCACCGTACTGGCGCGAACAATGGCGCCAACCGCATAGCTAGTAGCACTGGCCCAGGCTGTGTATGCCATTAGGGTTCGTACACTTCCCGAAACTTGGTTTGGATTGTGTTGAAGTTACACGACCGCAGTGTCACCTGCCACTCCTCGCAAACATATTTTCCTGCGCTGCCACGCGGTGGTGTCCAGTCGAAACTTTCAACTGCATTACGCGCCTCCAAAAATGCAAGGATATTGTCGCGTTCCGTATCAGTGCGTTCTGAAAAGGTAAGTGTCCATTCCTTTGGATCAGTATTCAATCCAAATGTTGCGCGCATTTCATAGCCATCGCCATACTGAATCTTGGACACACGCGGCTTGCTAGCTTCCGTTGCTTCAAAGCTCGGTGTGTAGGTAAAGGTTGCCATCAGGCCAACAATCCTCCAGGACGCTTTTGCTTGACCAGTTCAGCCTGCACGCTAGCAGCAATCGCTTTGCCCAATGCAGCACTGTTGCCACCATCACCGGAGACGCTGGTGCCTTTGGCGTCCACGCTCACGTTGACCGTGGTGCTAGAACCGCCGCCTTGCATCGCCACGGGGATGCGCCGGCCATCAGGAAGAGGCACAAAGGCTTCAGGCCTTGAGCCTTCGCCAAACATCGCCAGCTGGGGGGAACTGGCGATGCCGCCTGATGCGTACTTCTTGAGAGGCATCGGGCCGTCGCCGGTCATGATGCCGCCGTTGGCAAATGGTTCAAGCGGTGCGTACTTGTTTAGGTTGCTGGCAACAGATCCCAAGCCGTCACCACCACCACTGCCACCACCACCGGGTGAAAAAATTGAGCTGATGCTTTTGATGAGCTGATTGATTACAAAAATTTGGAAAAGTTGTTTTGCAATGTCAGTCAATACACCACTCGCAATCTCTTTTAAACTGCTGCCCCAGTCTTTCGTACCGCTAATTAAACCATCAAACGCGCTGCCCAGTCCGCTGCCGATGCTGTTGCCGATTGAATCCACTACTTCCTTATTACGTTCTTGTTCTTCAGTCAGTCCAGCGGCTGCCGTTACTAACTTGTCAATTTCATCTTTTTGCTCTGCATAAAGGTCTGGCATGTCCTTTTGAATTTCAGCTAAGCGTTCGTTGATAATTAGCTGACGTTCTTGGTCGCGTGTAAGCGTTGCTGCTTCTTGCCGCAATTTAGTCATTACGGCCGCTTGCTCATCCGCCAGCTGCTTAAGCTTGTCGGTACGTGTCGCATTGATCTGATTTTCACGAGCCGACAGGTATGCCTTGGCGAGGTCGCGCAGCCCTTGAAACTTGACTGATCCACCGGTCATCTCTATCAAATCAAACACCTGTTTAGCTAAATCTTCTGCTTCATCAGTTACGGCGTTTAACGCTCCCTTGTAGTCCAGTTCGATTGCTTTTTTGCCTGTTGCACCAAGTGCACTGGTGTCAAGTTGTAGATCGCGGGTTTTGCGCTTTAAATCTAGAGCAAGATCTGACGACTGTTTTAGAGCAGTGTTGAAGCTATCTTGCTCCTGCTTAGCTTTGCGGGCTGCATCACTAGCTTCCTTCCGGGCTCTTGCTGCTGTCGCTGCATCGGCTTTGCTGGTGTCAAGCTCGATGTTGCGGCCGCCGGTGCGCCGACCTGTGCCGGGGGAGGGTGCATCAGTAAAAATCTTTCCTAACTGTCCAAAGTCTTGCTTTGCTTGTTCAACAAAATTACCTATTCTATTCTTAAATATGTCACCAGCACCCGCGAAATCCCCTTTCAATGCTTTGCTGATTGCTTCAAATGCAGTTACTGTATTCTTAATTAAGACATCAACTAGCTTAATAGTAACAAAGATTGCGCTAGCAACAATGCGAATGCCAAACTTTATAACTGCAAACAGCTCTGTAAAATCTTGCTTGCTATTAAATAGATCGCTGAACACCTCAAGGATCGACTGCAACGCCGGCAGCAGCGCGTCAGTTAGCTCCAGCCCAAAGCCCTGCGTCTTGATGCCAAGCTCGGTGATCGTGTCATTGAACTTATCCGATCGCGCCGCAAAATCCTCGCCCACCTTGTAGGTGAACTTTTCCATGCTGGCCGCGCCTTCATTCAACAGCGGGATTAGGTCAGCACCACTTTTGCCAAACAATGCCACCGCTGCGGCCGCCTTCTGGGCACCGTCCGGCATGTCGGCGAAACGATCGGCGATCTGCTTCAGTGCCTTGTCAGCTGGCACCACCTGACCATTGGCATTCTTGACGTTGATGCCCAGCGCCTGAAACTTCCGCGCTAGTTCTTCGTTGCCCTCAGCTGCCTTGACTAAGTTCACGTTGAGCTTGGTCAGCCCTTTGCCCAAGGTGCCCATGTCCACGTCGGCCAACTTGGCAGCGTTGCCGATGCCGATCAGTGAGTTGGCGGCCAGGCCAGTCTTGGCCTGCAGGTTGAACAGCTCATCACCTGCGTCGATCGACTTTTTCACAATGGCTCCCAGGCCAGCCACAATGGCGCTGCCGGCGATTGCCGTGGCAAAGCCACCCACCGCACCCTTGAGGCTGTTGAAGCCCATCGCGGCGTTCTTGGCCTGGCCCTGGAGGCCCTGCAGCGAGTTGCCCAGCCGGCGGATATTGTTCTCGCCCTGAACGTCCGCCTTGATGCGGAGCATGGCGTCCATGTTCATCGCCATGGTCAGCCCCCCTGCTTGTTGATGGCTTGCATGGCAGCGACCTCCATGGTCTGTAGGTCTTCCAGCAGTGTGCGCTGGTCTTCCACTCCATACAGTCTAAACAGCCATTGGACCGCTGCATAGTCCAAGCCGATCACCCCACTCATGGTCGTGCGCCATTGCGTCTGGGCGCGCAGGAACATCTCAATGGCTGGCCAGTTTTCTGGCCAGACGCCGAAGTCTTCAGCCGGTGCATCCGGCAGATCCGGCAGGGCGATGCCCATGGCCGCGGCATCGGCGGCGGTTTCGTCAACGACGCTCCCGCCCGCCCAATGCTGCGCGGCCTCTATCAGTTTTTTCGCTTAGCTCCTTTGATGCTGTCCATGTATGCCTTTAGCACAGCGATGGCCAAGAATGGCACCTCAAGCAATTCGTCCAATCCCTTCTGACTGAAAGGGATCTCTTTGCCTTCGTCATCGTTGATGCCAGACCAACCCACCAGCACATCGCGAGCGATGTTGGTGATTTGCTCCAGATCGCCAAGGTCTTCGAGCTTCTGGAGCTCGGCAACCATTGGACCGATTGTGCTTTGTGGCAGGCGCTTGAACTCACCATCAAAGGTCTGGCGCTCATGGCGGCCACCATCGATCGGGAGATCAAAGGCGACCGGCCACGAGTAGGTGCCAGATTGCTTAAGAACGAATGCCACGCGGATCAGGTGTAAGCGATTGACAGCTCATCATTGCCCGAACTGGTCGGAACCGCAATGAAGGGCATGTTGAGCATCTGCACGCCGTCCTGGTCGCTGTAGCTCAGATTGCCCAGGTCAGACTGCGCAGTCGTCACCGTGCACCTGTTGCCGGCTGTGGTGCCGTGCTGGAAGGTGATGCTCCCAGTGCTGCTGCCAGTGGCGATCGCGAAGAAGTCCTTCGCTGTGATGGTCGGCGCCTCGATCACAACGGTGCCGCTGGGTGCTCGGTTGGTGATCAGGATCTCCTTCGAGCAGCCGACCAGCTCGCGATAGATGACATCGTTGGCCATCGAGAAGTTGTAGGACTGCAGACAACCGCTGTAGGAGAACGCGGAGAAGCTGGTGGTGTTGCCCTCCTTGAACAGCAGCGGGGCTGCCTGATTGGCGTAGGTGGGGGTCGGCAGTGTCTCGTCGGTCGGGGCGTTGTAGATGCCGGTCATCGTGAACGCGATCGAAGGGATCGCACCCACCTCAGCGTTGAGCTCAAAGGTGCCGCGGCAACCCGTCAGCTTGTGCCGAATGCCGTCTTCGTGGAAATGGATCGTGCAGCTCTCGAAACCGCTGCTCTCGGGCGCATAGGTGGCGCTGGTGCTGGTGACCAGGGTCTCGCTGAGGCCGCAGCTGCGCAGCACCGGGCCATAGGCCGGGGCCGTACCAGCGGTGCCGGAGCCGGCCAGCTCAACCTCAAAGCTGACTTCGACTCGGGTTCGCGCCAGCAGTTGATCGGCCTGGCCCATGTATGGGCGCACGAGGTCGCGGTTCACCGTGTCGGCAACAAGCGGCTGGATCTCAAGGTTGCGCACCAGGATCGCGTTGCTGCTGCCTGTCGGCGATGAGTCGGTGCCGTAGGTGGTTTCAATCTT